CTCATCAAACCTACTGTTGGATGGAATGAATTTTCGAATACTGCTTTACTAGCAAGTAGCTGGATGTAAGGTAAGTAAATTACACCAGTATCATATTCAGATGGGCCTTTATAGCCTATAAGAAATTGATCTCTGCTTTCAAATGTATCACGATAAACTACTAGTCTACCATCAAGGGAACCAATCCTTGATACTCCAGTTGGTTGAGTTGTTACATCACTTGGAACTGGGGCAATTGTAAAAGCTGCCAATGTTTCAAGTATAGCAACGGCTCTTGGATTACCAACGATCCAATTACCCGATCCTCTACGAGTGTTAATTGCAATGTCTTGGGTTCTACGGATAATACTGTGATATAACTCACGGTAACGCTCCATCTCCCATCTACCTTTTACTCCTTGTGCCGAAGCTTGGAAGTCCCAGGTTGTGTCATAACCAACAATGCCTCTTACTGTGGCATCAATGGCTGCGATTAACTCACGGTCGATTTCTTGGGTAATTTCGTAAGCTAGAATATCCATCATTTCCTCTTCGAGATCAAGACCGTGCATAGCTTTCAAATCTTGAGCAACTTCAAGGGACCAACGGCTTCTTAGTTTACGGGTTTTTGCTTCAATCTGTACTTTTTCAACGGTTAAGTTGACTTCGCGAATGTGATTACCACTACCTACACCAAGTCCAATATCATTTCCTACACCGGTACCGGCCTTAGAACCTAAGGCTTCACCAGCGGAGGTGATATAAGAACCTGAATAAGTCTCGTCGATGGTATTGTAACCAAGTTCTGTAACATTTGCTACATAACTTCCGGCTGTGGTACCTGCTCTGAACCTAAGTGCGAAAGCAAGTCCAACAGGTCCGGTTAGTGGTTGAACACCTACGAGTTGGTGGGCTACCAATTCTGGGAAAGTACGTCTAACCATCGGAACTGCGATTTTGTTAAACATACCAGAAGTTGGCCAATTAGCTAAGCCACGACCGTCACCAGTACCAAACGAGTCATTACCCCAAGCAGTTTGCTCCATGAGGTAGTTGTGTTGGTTTTCTAACATGATAGCGGTACTTTTCCTTATGTGATTAGATTTGATTTTTCCGCCTTCATCAAGAACACCTTCCCATTTTTTGACTAGGTCTCTAACGTCCATGTTGTTTTTCCTCCTATACTATTTTACTTCTTTAAAATTTACCTTCTCTTAGTATTTTCTTATACTCTTGAAGGTGTTGTTTGAAGGGACTGTCTTCATTTAAGCCTTCATTGGCTTTTTTGTCTTCCTTCTTTTTCTTGTCTTCTTCTTCTTCTTCATCGTCTTCTTCGTCTTCTTTATCTTCGTCTTCGTCTTCTTCTTCTTCTTGTTTATCTTTTTTCTTGTCTTTCTTGCTGTCTTCCTCTTCTTCCTCATCGTCTTCTTTGTCGTCGTACGCTTCAAGGACGATGTCAAACTTACGGTCTATTTCAGCTCTATCTTTAATGCCTGAAAGCATTTCAAGAACTCTTTTCTTTTGGCTTTCAGTTAGACCATCGCATTTTCTTCTAAGATAAAGTTCAGATGCCAATTCTTGTGCGTCACTAATGACTTCAAGATTCTTAGCAATGTTTTCGTCAAGGGCACCACGAAGTTTGAGGATTTCTCCTTTAGCTTCTTTGAGTAGATTTTTCACTTCTTCATCCAGCAATCCTTCATCAACGCTAAGTCTGATTTTAAATTGTTCAATCAAGTCATGATACAACTCACCTTTCTTTGCAAATTCAAGAACTTTGTCCGGAATTGTCATTTCTTCTTCCAAAACTGAGTCAACGAAGTTTGAGAACTTGGAAGTAATATCTTCTTTATATTCTTCAAATTTAGTTTCGTAGGACTCTACTAGCTGTTCTTTTGCTTCCTGAAGTTTGCTCTGAGATAACTCTTGACCTTTCACTTCAATTAGTGTTTCAAGTCTTTCTTTTACTTGACTCTGATCGTCTTCATTCAACTTTGTAGCGCCAAGTAGTTCAAGAAGTTTGTCCATGCTATTTTCCTCCTATATTATTTTATTCAATATGTATTTATGATACATACATTTAGTTACGGAAACATATGGAAAAGTATATGAATATTGGTTTTAGATATTACTCTCAATATTTTTAATTACTTGCCAAATTTGTTTCTTGTGATATTCTTGTGCTTCTTGTATCGTTGGTTCTTTATCAGGTAATTCTACTTCCCAGGTTCTACCTTCATATACTCCATTAACCCATGATGGGCTATTTGATGGATCAGTAACAAGGTCCCACGTGATTAAGTTAAAGTCTTCATTTACATAACCGTCGTCACCAACAGTTCCTAAACCTCTTGAACTAATGCCCATCTTACCTTCTTTGATAAGAGTCTTTGCTATATTACCCATAGGTGTGTCAAGTACTTTTGCTTTACCATATACATCATTACCTTTCCACTCTAACTGTGTAGTCAAAATAGCAATTTTATCTGGATTTACTTCTGGATTTGGTGGATGACCTAATTCACCCCAAAGAGATTTTCCAGAAACCTTTTCTTGAACTTTCTCTAACTCTCTTTCAAGTATTGATTTCTTATATTTTCTCTTGTTATTGTTTTCTAATTCTGCAGAGCTAAAGATACCAACAATGTGTGTATCACCTGAACTTGATTCTGAAATTTCAAAATCATGGCTAACTTCTGTAATAAGTTGTGCTTTGGTTATCATTTTTTACTCCTCTTTTTCTTGGTCCTCTTTTTCTTGATCCTCTTTTTCTTGATCCTCTTGTGGTTCAATATCTTGTTTGAGTTCCAATTTATTTTTTAGATGGTCATTTTTTGACTTTCTAATTTCCTTTTGTAAAATTTCTTTAGCATCTACAAATTCATCATTTTCAAAATGATCTAACGCTTTTTTAATTTGTTCATTATCTACTGGCATAACAGTTTTCTCCTCCTGTGTATTTATCTATTTCCAAAATGTTTACCATCCACCACCGCCTTCTTCATCTGACCTGAATCCTAGCTCTTTGTCTTTTTTCATTCCAGCAACATTGGATTTGATTTCGTCGTCGTCCCACTTCAAGTACTTTCTCATTAAGTATGACTTACTCATTTCTTCTCTGTCTGCTAGTTGAGTGTAGTTATTGAAGCGAGAATCCAAAAAGCTTTGGTCCATTTGTTCTTTATACCTTGACGGTGGATTCATAATTATTTTTATTTTTTGTTCATTTAAGCCGTATAGTTTTTTAAGACCTTTAAAATCTAAGTGAATTAAAAACATATCGGTAAAATCTCTACAAAATTTCTTTTGTTGTCTTTCAAGGAATTTACTCCATTTTATTTCGTCTCTTGAAATAGTACCAGTATCGCCTTGTCCAAAAAGAATATCTCCTGATCTGGATTCTTGTGCTGCTTGGACACGTGAGGCTGGATATTTCAAAGCTCGATAGAGCTTTCTTGCGAAGTAGTAAATATCATCAAGCTCAGTAAAGCCTGGTGAGAATCCTCCAATGGATTCAATTTGACTACCTCTACCTTCAGCGGACTGTGGTAAGTAGAAGTTTTCAAGAATGCTCATAATTTCTGGTTCATTGGTAAGAGTACCGGAGCGAGGATCGTATGTTTGCTTTTTACTCATTTTCTGTTTAATCTTTTCTACATACTTTAGTGCTTTGTCTCTTGGCATGTTCCCTGTGTCGATCCTGAAAACGAATCGCTCTGGTGATCTTACTATTCTATATATAATTACGGACGTTTCCAGTAATTTTAGTTGATTAAATGGGACTCTTGCTTTCTCAAGGTACCCAAAAATATTATATCTACTTGAACCATAAATACCATAATCTATAAAACCTATTTGGTCTGGTTCAAATATAATTAAGTCGTCTCCATGTCTTTTTCTAGCTTCTTCGACTGTAGCTGGTTTCTTTGGTTTTGGTTTTAAATACTGCATATACAATAAAATTTTTGCACTTAGTGGATCATAAATATAATCCATTGTTTCGGCTGGTAATCTTTTGACTCCAACTATTCCTTGTTTTGAATGCCTCGTATCAATAACTCTTTCGTAGAAAACTCTGCCATCCACCATATAGTTATGGAACATTTGCCATACGAAATTATCCATATTTAGTCGTTCAATAAAAAGCTTATAAAATTCTTGTCTTAGATTTTTAACTATATTTTCGTTTTGTTCTAATTCTTTATCAATGATTTCAAGATGGAAAACTTTTCCATCGTCATCTTCCTGTGTTGCTTCATTGGCGGCATCTTCAACAACATCAGCTATTTCTGTTTGGGACGCCATATTTCTGTACTCCCAAATTCTTTCTACCTCATTTTCAAACTGTTTGTTAATGAGAGTATTGTAAAACATATTAAATGACTGCAGCCCAACTCGACCAATACCAGGCATATCAACAATGTTTTCCCAACCTTCACCTCTTGTTGCCAGAGTGTCTTTCAATTTTGGTTTTGGTTTTTCTTCAAAAGCTCTTATAGCTTCATCAATTTGTTCTGGTTTTTCTTCACCCCATGTTGTGGGGTTATACCATTTTGCCATTCTATTTCTCCTTTAACTAAACATATTTATTTATAACTTCTTTTATTTTTTATCCGTTTGTACTACTGCTACTCACCGAACTCGAACTTGAGCTTAGGCTTGAAGAGCTAGAGCTAGAACTCGATGAAGTACTGCTCGAAGAGCTAGAACTGCTAAGGCTTGAGCTGGAACTGCTCGAACTAAGTGAACTACTGCTCGAGGAGCTTGAACTGCTAACGCTTGACGAGCTAGAACTAGAACTTGAACTTAGCGAACTACTACTCGAAGAGCTTGATGAACTTACAGAACTTGAAGAACTACTTATGCTTGAGCTAGAACTACTTATAGAACTACTACTCGAACTGACGCTTGAGCTAGAAGAAACACTGCTGCTTGAACTTGAACTAGATAATTCAAGCATTTTGTAGTATAGTAAAAATATAATGTAATCTGTGTTTGAGACTCCTCCGCTTGGAGAACCTTCAATTCTTATTACATAACCTTCATCACCGTCTGCTGAATTAATTTCATTTTCATTATTTGTGAAATAATTATCAAAGTCTAATTGCTTTAGCGTAATTGTTGTATTATTTCCCCATATTTGGCCAACAGCTGGAGCGTAGGTTCTATCAAATCCACCTGTTCGTAAACTATCAATAATCTGATCTACTCCAGAACCAGAATCAATTCCAATATCTTCTAGTTGTATGACACTTGCCTTTTTATTTCCATCGTCTTGTATCTTCCATATTTCAAGGCGAAAATCAGCATTAGTATTTTGAGCGAAAGCGTCTAGTCTATATCCAATAATTTTAAAATTTCTATTACCAAGGTCTGGATAACCAATAACTCCATAGTCATAGTCAATACTAGCAATAGTTCCGCTAGTAATATCAATATTTGTGATTTCCCACCATTTTTTTGAAGTTTGGTAGTATTGACCTGCTGTGGTATCAACTGTAATTGTTTCTGTATCTCCAGTTATAGGAATAGCACTTGACTCACTAAGTGATGTTCCGGTGATTATGATATTACCACCTGTAGTAATTGAATTAACTAAGATGAAAGCATGTTGGTTAGACACAGCCCAATCAGTTGCTACATCTCCGACTTCTCCTGAACCAACAGTTCTAAATGATCCCGCTAACGGCACTTGATCATCTGTCACACCAGCTAATGGAAGAGTATAAGATATTACTTTTAATCTATCTCTAAATTCATCATCAATATGTTTTTTTGTGGATAAGTGCGCATTATCAGTTGGTGATTGACCACTTACAGGAGCTGTAAAAGTTTTACTAGCATCTGTTGGCATATACAAATCTAAATCACTATCTAATTCTGCTTCTGTTACCCACGTTGGATTGTAAGTCATTCTATTTCTCCTTTATATAATGAACCAATTACTTCCATCCCAAACAAACGTTGCTCGTTCATATTGGGTAGTTAATGTTGTGTTTGCTTGTCCATCAATGTTACCTGATAGACCTTGTATTGTTGTATTTTCATTATTATCAATTTTCTTTACTGTGATTGATGCATCATTTGATTCTTGTAAGTATACCATGAAAGGTGATCCGGATGGGGCGTTTGCTAAAATTACATCAGCATTTGAGGCAGTTGTTTCAGCAGTTACAGTACTTATATTTAAATGTTCTGCATATTGAGGATGGTCATTATCAAGTAAATCACCCATAGTTCCATGATGTTTGATATTAAATATATCAACATAAGTATACTCAAGTCCATCGGCGTAAATATCAAATTTTGTGGTTGAAGCGGTATAGTCTGTATCATCTACCCAGAAGTTAAAGGAACCATATTGGTCACTTGATATTTGTGGTGCTGCAGATATTGCAGTTGTTGATGTTTTACTGGTATATATTATGGCGTCTTGAGTTCTACTTGTTCCAGCTTTATAGATATAAATATCTAAATTTGCTGTTGCGTTTCCCCAAGTATCTCTAGCTCTGCCTTGTAATTTATAACGAGCCATTTAAAATACTCCTCCATGTCCTAAGATGAAGTCTAAAACTAATTTGAATGTTGGCCAGCTTTCATCTAAAGTATCTATTTCAAAATATAAAACTTCTGTTGAGTTATAGTAAATTATTCTTGGCATTTAATCCCCCAAACAAAGCGTTATTACTTCTAATTCTGTACAGTGATAATAAGTATATCCACTTTTATAAAGTTCCCATATTACATTATAATTTCCAGTAGCACTTGTAGTCATTGTTCCAACTATTGTTGATACTTTATTTCCATCACTAAATGCTGCCTGTCTTGGTACTTTTATATTACCTTGTTTATCTTTTATTGTGACATATGAAGCACTTGGAGCAAATGCTAACCCATCATTATCATCAATTGTTAGTTGAATAGCTCTTATCTCATTTATGTTAAGTTCTTGATATGTGTGATCGGCCATTTACTTTCTCCTGGGTTTCTTTGCTTTGCCCCTATTTCTTAATACGCGTCTGAATTTATTTATCAATGTTGCTTTTACTTTCTTACTAAAATCTTTGGACCAAGTTGAAATAACTACCTTGTCTATTTCATCAAGGGGTACTTCTTTTAAACTTTTTATAAAATAATTTGGTCTAAAAAAGTATCTTCTTACTGCAACCTTTAACCAAGGGTACTTTCTTTTTATAAGTTCCCAAGTAAAACGAGGATCATTAGTTGAGGCAAGTACTCTTTTCCATTCATTTAAAAATCTTTTTCTAACTGACCTTGGAATATATGTAAAATTAATTGCTTGGAAAAAACGCCATTGGTGTCCTGTGTTTGGGTGTATACCCTCTAAAGCATACATCAGTATTATTGTTGGATGTGGGTCATTTTCCCACGCTTGATATTTAAAAGTATAGAAATACCCAGACTTCATTTCTACACCTTGAAATTTTTTATAGTATGCTCTTCTTATTCCCATTACTCACTCACATCTACTACAAGTACTTGTGGTAGAATACCCATAATATAGGCTACATTTAATCTTGTATTACCAGCCATGATAAAGTTGTCTGTTTTACCTTTTAATATTATTGGCATTGGCATTTTAGTATTTGATTCAAATCCCTTTACTATCTTATCCACATCTCGTGGTGTATCATAATGACTTACCATTTTTCTAACGCCAAACAATTCATCATTTAATGCTACATTACCTATCTTTTGTGCCTCACCTTTGAATAACTTTTTTACTTTGGCCTTTTTAAGTGCTTGAGTAAATTCTGGAAAGTCCTTGAATATAGGAAACCTAGCACCGATTGCTTGAGCGCGTGTTTTCCATTTACGTTCTTCTTTTTTCTTATACTCAGCAAAATCAGAGCTAAGAGAGTCAGGTGTATAGTTTACCCATTTGGTAAACTTCTTCTGTTCTGATAAGTAATCTAAGTATCTCATTTTTCTGGGTAGTTATTCTCTAACCAAACATGTATGGATTCCATCATATCGTCTTCCATTTTCATTGTTTGCATTGGGTCCATATCACCAGATTTAACTTCTTTAAATTCTTTTGCCACAACAGCCCAGAAAGCATTTTGTGCTTTTTGCATTACTTTACTAATTCTGGCTTGTTGTACTTTTTTCGTTTTAAAATATCCTGCTTCATTAAATATTTTTTCATATGCTTCTTGGATTTTTTGTTTTTCATCCATGTTTTATCTCCCGAACATTTCTCTTTCAGTTAGAAGCTTAAATCTATAACCAAGTTTTTTACAGTACTGTTGTGCTGCGTCGAACTTTGCTTGATTAGTAATCCATGTGGCTTCCTGATGTAGTTTTGTTTTCTTTGATTGACCACGAGTTTTCACTGGTGGTTTTGTTTCTTTGTTAGGTTTTACTTCTATGATATATTTTACTGGCTCTTTGTTTTTATTCAATATGACTGCAAAGTAATCAGGAAAATATCTTCTTCTTTTCATTTGTACTGGATCATAATAAGGAATAACATGTCCTTCGCTTGACCACTTAACTACTTCTGCATTGCAGTCAAGCCATTGACACATCATTCTTTCCCATAAACTTCTAACAATTATGGGATACCTACCAACATATTTTCCTGCAAATCTTGGTGTGAACTGACCAAAGTTTTTATTTCTTTTGCCCCTTTTAATCATTTTAATCCATGAAGTCTACATTTTTAGCCCATTTGTAATCTCTTATGACCCATTTTTCTTGTTTAGAATAGTGTTGACCAATATCTGTGCTTGATGCACCGGGTATTGCTAGTATTCCCTGCATTACTTTTGCTTTTTCGGCTGGTTTAAGTCCCGTGCCGTCTACCCAACTAGCAATTCCTTGGAGTGATGCTTTACCCATTTTCATTTTAAACTTATTCACATATTCTTTTACATTAGAACCTTCTGTTAAAAATTTATCAATGTTTTCTATTATTTTCATATGAATTTCCTTACGCGTTTAACAGTAGAGGTTTTTCCAGTTCTGGACATTCTTTTAGATTTCTTTTTATATTTCTTATATGATGCTGTCCGTCTATATCTTTTGGCTGCTATTTTTATTTTTGACTTGTTCTTTTTATAAGCCTTACTTCTTTTACGTTTTTCAGCCGGACTTATTCTAACTCGTTGAACTTCATCAACTTCTTCATCTTCATCAGCTAACATATCAATAATATCAACTAGTTCTCCAGCTTCCATATCAGTTAACTTATCTGGATCAAGTGAAGTAATGAAGTTGTACATTTTTTCAAGCAAAGCATCATCTTCAAGATAATTAGCATCCTCTGTGCCTATATCTTCTTGCTCTTTAAGATAGTTAGTTATCCTATCATAAATAGAACTCATTTAGTCTTCTTCTTTTTTACCTTTCCATTCTTTGTCAATCATGTTAAAAAATTCTTTTTTCTTGTCATCGTCGAGTTCAGCAGGTGAGCTGACTCCATATTCTTTTAATTTTTTGTTAAAGAACTCTTCGTAACTTTCTTCACTTAATAAATAATTATCAATCTTCTCTAAGATTTTCATTTCTTTTCATTCTCCTTTTTTCTTTTACCACCTTGTCCGCCTCTGGTTGGATGGTATCTTACTTTTTTTCTACCCGTTGGAGACAATCGTCTTGTCTCCATTCTCTTCTTTAATCTTTTTCTTACTCTGCCTTCAATAGACCTCTTAAATATAACTTTTTTCTTTTTAATTTTGACTCTATTTTGACGATAGTACTTTCTACTATGCTGTCTTTTTTTCATTGGTGATTTTTGAGCTAATTTAAATTTTGTTTTTTTGGCTTGTGATTGTTCTTCTAATTCATCTTTAGGCTCAAGATCACTAATTATATCCATTATTTTTTCGATTTGATCGTCTGAAAGTGAATCTGGTTCCAGATTCATAATGAAGTCAACTACTCTATCAAATATTTCCTGACTATCATCTGGTTCAACTGGTTCACTAAGGAAGTTATTAACTTGTTCAAGTACATCATGCATTATTGTTCCTGTGGTGCTTGTCCTTGTGCTTCTTCTCCAGGTGGTGGCATAAATCCTGGTTCTTCTTGACTTATTCCTCTTGGATCAAATTTATGTCTTTTCAAACTTGGTATGACTTGACCACCCCTATCCATGGCAGCCACAACACTTCTAAGCGCAAGTATAAATTCTCCATGTTCTTTACTCATATCAACAAGCAGTTGGTTCATTTTTCTTTGAAAGACAGGATTGTCTTGTATTTCATCAACTCTCTTTTCTATTCTTTCAATAAATCCTTCAATCTTATCATCGAGTAAATGAAGCTTTGGTTTTAATTTTTCTTTTCCTTCGACTAGATAGTCTTTGAATTTGTCACTCATATTAATCCGCCTTCCTCTAATTTTTTAATTTTATTTATCATTTCATCGTCCAGTAAATGTAGTATTTCGTTTCTTTTTTCTTCACTCATTTTCATGACTTCATTTAACTCTATACCAGACGTAATAATTCCTGTCCACACTTTGTCGTGTTTTTCGACTTCAGATATATACTTATCTAATCTATCCAATAACATATTAACTCTCCTTATTTACCTCTATGAAGTTCAGGTTCACCGATAAGCATTCCCCTTTTCTTTTTTGCTTTAGCGGCTTTCTTTTCCATTCTTGCTTTTGCTTTTGGTCTTTCAGCATAGTACTCTTCTGGTTGTTCTTTCTTCCATTTTCTGAATCCTTTTATAAACTTACCACTAATTAGAAGCAACCATATTAAACCATAAACAACAATAACTCTGATGTTAGCATCACCACCACTACTTCTTATGAGCTTATCTATTTCAAGCCATACAGTCAAAGCTGGAAAAAATGATAATGCAGGAAATGCCTCACCTTTAATTAAATCCCAATAACGTGCCCAGTCTTCGTTCAACTCTGTTGACTCTTTTAGATTGGCGTTTATTTGTTTTTTCAAGTCATTAGCATTTTTATAGCTTGTACCGTACGCTTTATTTATAGCAGCTAATATCTTTTCTTGAATCATATCATCTTGTTCTTGAAACAAGCCTACAAATTTCTTAAATCCATCTTTAAACATTTTCATAACTGTATTAGCAGGTTTACCGGCAATTTTTTTAAGCGTGTCAATAATTATGTTTTCATTTATATCATCTTCTTTTAGATAATTATTAAATCTCATGGGCATTTTTCTCCAAGTATATTCTTATACCTATTTATTGTATATTTAGCATTTTTGTATAAATATTTGGTGAGTATAAATGAGGAGGAGTTTATTAATGAGACTGAAAAGTTATCTTACAGAATTAGCCAGTGAATATGGTAAAGGTATTACTTTTATAGATATTGACGAAACGATTTTTAGAACTTTCGCAATGATTTACGTGTTAGATAAAGAAACCAAAGAGATAAAAAAGAAGTTAAACAATCAGGAGTTTAACACATATAAACTTAAGGATGATGAAGAGTTTCAGTTTAATGAATTTAGAGATGCAGACCTTTTCAATAAAACTTCAATCCCAATACCACAGACAATCAAAAGAATTAAAAGGATGTTTCAAAATATAGATAAAAGAGGATCAAAAGTAATACTACTTACTGCTCGTGCTGATTTTGATGATAAGGCAAAGTTTCTTGATAAGTTCCGTGAGGTTGGGTTGCCTATTGATCAAATGTATGTTGAGAGAGTTGGTAATTTCCAAACAAGACCAGAAATTTATAAGAGGATAGTTAAGAAACAGGGACAACCTAAAAGTACTGCAGATGCTAAAGCAAAAGTAATTACTAATTACTTATCAACTGGGGAGTATAGGAGAGTAAGACTTATTGATGATGATAAGAAAAATATACAAGACTTTGTTGCTCTACAAAAGAAGATAGAAAAGAACAAAGCGATTATGGATAAAGTAAGACAGATTCATGGTATACCAGAAGACGAAACATTCCCACCAATCCAATTCTTTGGATTATTTGTAAAACCAGATGGATCATTAAAAAGAGTGACAGGCTAAAGGAGCAAAGGATGCAAATTCCAGATGTTGTAAAATTATTGCTTGTTGAGGGATCAAAAGAAAATTCGGAGTTTATCAAAAGTACTCTTAACAAAACAAAGTTTACGAAATTTGAAATATCACATGTTAAGACTTTAAGAGAAGCAAAGAAATTTGACAAAGATGGTATTGATATTATTTTATTAGATTTAGTTCTACCAAATAGTGAAGGTATAGATACCTTTAAAAAGTTATATAGTTATTGTAAGGATTGTCCAATTATCATAATATCCAAACATGATAATATTGGATGTGATGCTGTAAGAAAAGGCGCACAAGATTTTCTACCACCACAGGATATGTTGACTCCGGGTTTGATAGTACGATCAATAAAGTATGCCATAGAAAGAAAAAGACTGGAGTTAGAAAAACTTCAAATTAAAAGAATGTACCAAGAAATTGTTGAAAGTACTGGTGCAGCAATATATGAGATTTGTTTTAGAAGAGATAGACTTACTTACGTAAATGATATTATGTGTAAACTTACTGGCTGGAGCAGAGAAGAGCTTTTGAATATGAGCATAAGTGATTTACTTACTAAGGATAGTCAAATGAAGTGGTTACAAAGATATAGGATGTTATTAGAAGGAACGCCTATATCTAATACTTTTGAATATGAAGTTAAGATAAAAAATGGATCAACAGTTTGGTGTTTGATTACAGCTAGTTATAAAATGAAAAATGGTATAGTGTCTGGAGCAAGAGTAATAGCACTTGATATTACTGATAAAAAGATGGCTCAGAAAGAATCTAAGTACAAGGAAGAGCAAGTATATATTAAGTTAGAAGAAAAATTACAGATTTGGAGAAAAGAATCGTTTACGAATAGGCGATTACAAGAACAACAATTACATGCCATAGATGTCCGTATAATGTCTATTGGAAATGGAGTAGTTTAATGACAGAACATTTGGATTTTATAGGAAGATTGTTTGATACTCTTAAAGAAACAACTGATAATAATACTAGTGTAGTACAAAAATTGGTAGACCAACAAAATAATTTGGTTGTTACTGTGGAAAAAATGCCAATAGGTGAAATTAGACAAGAGTTAAAAGATCACGTAGTTGATGCACATGATGAAAGAAAAGAAATTTTAAATAAGGTTGAAACAAAAACAGATAAGGTATTAGATAAGATGAAAAAAGTAGTATCGGATGTAAATGAATTATCTGGTAAGATAAAACTTATGATTGCTGTTGTTGTTATCGCTGTTGCACTTACTGGTGTGGCATATTTTGTTGGTAGATTTTTAGTTGATACTAGTATGAGTAAAAAGCAGTTAACTACAATAGAAGAGAAAATTCAAAAAGAACAGGAATCAGAACATAAAAAACTACGAAAAGAAGTTATAGAAGTAATTAGAGAGGAATTAAGAAAAAATAATCCGGATGTTTACAACTCGGATCAAAAGTAATAAAATATAGATAAGAAATTTTAGTGGGGGAAATTGTTATGAATATTAAGAAGTTGTTGAAACGAGAATCAGACTTGCTTCTCAAAGATGATAATGTCGGTAGACGCAGTGATGCTACCGATATTTCTCTGTCTATAAAATTTAAGGATGGACACGTCCATCACGTATTACCAGATGAACCTTTGGCGACAGAGATTGCTGAGGACCTAATAAGTCATGTTAATATTGACATGGCTCCTACCGTTGGAACAAAACAACCACCAAGTGAAGTAGTATTCCATAATCGACAAGCGATAGGTGATATTTTAACTTTTACTGCTGGTGTTAGGGATTTTAAGGCTACTTATCCTAATACCAGAATTGGAGTTATATCTACTGCTACGCACATTTGGGATAACAATCCAAATATAGATCATCAATTCAGAGACGATGATAAAATAACTAAGATTGGACCAGGCTATTTGACTAACAAGTCAAATACTTGGAACTATCATATGTGTAATGCTTTTAGATTAAGTATGGAACAAGCACTTGGTATTTCAATAACTCAGGGTGATACAAGACCGGATATATGGTTGACAGAGGAAGAGTATCATAGACCGCCGTTGATTGAAGGTCCATACTGGGTAATAATCATTGGTGGTGAGCCAGGATGGACAGCTAAGATGTGGCCAGAGGACAGATGGCAAGAAGTAGTTGACTCACTTCCGAATATTAAGTTTGTTCAGTTGGGTATGCAAAGACATCCGTATGCTCACTTGAAAAATGTAGTTGATTATATTGGTAAAACAGAACATAAAGATACTGGTATTAGAGATTTGTTTAATATATTTTTGCATTCTCAAGGTTCTCTTGGCCTTGTTTCAATGCACATGCACTTAAGTGCTGCTTTTAATAATCCATGTGTAGTTGTTGCTGGTGCTAGAGAGCCGGCTCACTTCACTAACTATATGGGCCATCAATACATTCAGACTAATGGTGCTGTACCAGATTGCGCTTCATATAAAGCTTGCTGGAAAACTTCACTTAAACCTGGTGGATGTAGTAATCACAAGGACGGTGTACCAAAATGTGTTGATATTATTAGACCAGATGAAGTAGTCAGAGGAGTTGAGAAGTACTATGAGGGTGAAAGACTATTATATGGTAAAAAAATTAACAACACATTTTTTAAGAATATTGTAAAGGAAAAGAAAATATTTGTTGTTCCAACTACTACTCCAGTTGATAATGAGTTATTAGAGAAGCATGGATTCCAATGGGGTGGTGGTAGTGTAACAGATAAAGATTGGATATTCTTGAAAGATATATTTAAGAAAGAAGAAGTAAAAACTATACTTGAGTTTGGTGCTGGACTTTCTACTTTACTATTTTCTAATACAGTAAAAAGCGTTGAAACATATGAAACTCAACCAGGATGGATTAAAAAGATAAGTGATATGGCTCCAGACAATTCTAAAATCAGACATTGGAACGGTAGAATTGTAGCCGAACCTTTAAAAGAAAAATATGACTTTGCTTTTGTTGATGGACCGGCTGGAGGAGAGAACAGAGAATGGGCAACAGAGTACGCTTCAAAACATGCTGACTTAGTAGTAATTCATGATGCGGGTAGAGTACCAGAAAGAAAATGGCAGGCAAAATATCTTGAACCAGAATTTAACTTGGCTGCTAAGGGTGGACATCGTTGTCATTATTGGAAAAGAAAGACTCAAATTTCGGTTGATACAAGTAAGCCACTTGCTCGAATGGTTACAACAACCAGAGGATGGGGTGGTAGTGAACGATCAACTGTAAAAATAATGAATATGTTATTAGATAAGGGTTATAGAGTTGACTTAGTACCAACAGGGAACATTTCAGGTGAGTACTTAAAGAATATTCCCGAGGGAGTTAACTCAGTTAAGTGGGATCAGCTAGCAATGCCATCGGATATAACTGTGCTCTACTGTAGTGATACAATTTGGAATTACAAAAAACCACAGTGGGATATAATGGAAGAACTTAGAACAGATAGAAAAGTAATGATACTTAATTATCAACTTGGTGAAGCTGGTAAAGTACCTTGGACTTTGGGATGGGATAAGTATATGTTCTTAAACAGTACTAAAGAACAAGAGTTATTAGATAGGATTCCAGATGCTTATACAAAAGTACTTCCACCACCAACTGACTTAACTGAGTTCTTTAAACAAAAGATAGATTATAATTTTCCATTAAGGCTTATCAGACATAACTCACAAGGTGATGCGAAACATCCTTATTATACAAACAATATGATTACAGATGTGTTGGGTCTTGATTCTAGTATTGAGTTTCATTATATGCCTGCTTATTCTAAATGTAAAGACTTACAACAGATATATAAGTATCCTAAGAATAAACCACCGGTATATGAATTTCTATCAAAAGGAAACTGCTTCTGGTATCATTTACCACCAGGTTATCAAGACCAAGGTCCAAGAGTTATTATAGAAGCGATGGCTTGTGGGATGCCAGTTATTGCGGACAACAGATATGGCGCCAAGGACAGAGTAACTCCTGAAACTGGTTGGCTATGTGAGGAATGGGTAGACTACTTGAAAGTTATTTCTGAAATTATTGAGAATCCAGAAATCATAAAAATCAAGGGTCAAGCAGCAAGAGAATTTGCTAAAAAAGAATACGTAGCAGAAAAATGGGTAGAGGAGATTTTAGGAGAAGTAATTTAAAGTAGATAGTAGACAAATAGACAGACAGACAGGAGGTAGAATGATATTAAAAATATTAAGATATAATAGAAGACCAGAAAGTGAAGATCAAAAATATTGGATGTTTGATAATGTTAGAAAATATAGTCTTTCATATCCAATAAGAATTCAACAAAATATGTCATATGATGATAAAGGTAAAAGAATTAAATATGATGTTGAATTTTTTGATATGCCAGAAACAAATTGTACTTGTAAAGGAGATGGAGGTGAGTGTAATCTTTGCATATATTATAGTGTTATTATATGCAGAATGGATGATGGAAGTGAATATA